GATGATAAAGAAGCAACAGTCGCTAGGCTCTATGAGCTATACGGTAGAAATGCTTTCGGTGAAACTCGTTTTGACCAATGTATTGAAGAACTCTATGCGCCTATTTCTAATTTGGAAGACAAGAAGATGCCAGCTAGTTTAAAAAATGCCGAATATACGGCCTAAAAGTACCTAAACTGACCAATTGGTAAACCAAATGCTTGTTATATTAAGCAATAAAATGAAGACGCCTGACGGAACAATACTTGAGTCACTCCATCGGCACGATTATGTTACGCATACAGATGCTAACGGCAAAGAGTATATGCTAGATGGTGGGTGCGACTACGTTAGGTGCTCCGCTAACGGTGACGAGGAAATGCTAACTGTCACCTCAGACGATAGTCATGGTTTGATAAGAGAGGTGGTCAAGTGGGGGACGTACGGCAAGGATGGTGATGAGCCTTTAAAGTATGTCACAATTGCTGGCTTAAACCCATACCATCTTAGAGCTATCTTAGACACACAGCAGAAGTGGATGCGTCCAGCTCTGTACAAAGTAATGCAAAATGAGGTGAAATATCGTGATGAAAGTTAGAATGTATCCGCTTATCGAAAGGCTAGTTGAAGAAGGTATAGAGGCAGGGTGGCAATATGCCCACAAGCACACAGACTCACCTATTGAAGAAACAATAAAGCACTGCATTGAACATTACATAATGCTAGGCTTTGCTGAAACCTTTGAGTTTGATAAAGAAGACTAGCGGCATATCATTTATGGTATGTTATCAATTAAAATAAGCCATTAGCTATCATATCTGATTGCTGTAAAATCCGCCCCTCACTAAAGAGGGTTTAAAAATGGTCTGGTATGGAGTTACAGTAGTAATGTTAGGTTTGATGGCAATTGCAAGAGATGAATTCAAGAGGTAACTCATGAAACATATGGTAATCCCCGATACCCAAGTAAAACCTGGCTGTCCTATAGATCATTTAAAATGGGCTGGGCAGTACGCTGTAGATAAAAAGCCTGATGTTATTGTTCATATTGGCGACCACTGGGATATGCCCAGTCTCAGCCATTACGATAAAGGCACCAAGAGCTTTGAGGGCAGGCGATACACTCAGGATATTGCAGCAGGCATTGCAGGAATGGAAGAATTCCTGGCCCCTATTCGCGCAGAGCAGCGCAGACTGAAAGTCAACAAGCATAAGCAGTGGAATCCCCGTCTAGTGTTTACTCTCGGTAATCACGAAAACCGCATAACACGCGCTATTGAATCTGACCCCAAGTTGGATGGCTTAATTGGCTTTATCGACTTTCGTCTGGAAGAAATGGGATGGGAAGTTGTACCATTTTTGGCCCCAATCAAGATAGATGGCGTGGTTTACGCGCATTATTTTACTTCTGGAATCATGGGCCGACCTGTAAGCAGTAGCAGGGCATTATTAACCAAGCAATTCCAGAGCTGTGTGATGGGTCATGTTCAGGATAGAGAGATCAGTTTTGCAAAGAGAGCAGACGGTACTCGCGTTACGGGTTTATTCTCTGGCATATTCTATCAGCACGAAGAAGGATATCTGAACGCTCAGACTAATCTGTCCTGGCGGGGTATATGGATGCTACACGAAGTTGAAGATGGTGCGTTTGATGAGATGCCAGTCAGTCTAAACTACTTGAGGAAGCGTTATGGGTGATCCAGATGTTAAAGACTGGGAAAGACTGCGAAAAGAGATCCCAGCTATAGATAAAAAAGTGCCCGACCCCGTAAATTCACCCAATCACTACATGGCAGGGTCAATCGAGTGTATTGATGCCATCGAAGCTAGTGCCAGCAGTGCGGATGCGTTCATGGGGTACTGTAAGGGCAATGTCCAGAAGTATTTATGGCGCATGGAGCATAAGGGCAAGCCAAAAGAGGACGCTTTGAAAGCCCAGTGGTATTTAAACAAGTTGATTAGCAAACTATAACTGTACCCCGTAAATTATAAGAAACAAAAAAGCCCCAATTAAGGGGCCTTGGCAGGGTTGCTCTAGGCTTGGCTAAATATCTGAAGTCCTAGCTCAGGGTGTACACAATTCCTGAGAATCTGGGCTGGGCAGTGATTCCCTTTATAATAGATATTTTCTTCGTAATGTATACCCAGCCAATCCATTAAAGCGCGTTTGCCTTTCAGATTGGACAGATTGATAAAGTTTTTAGGGCGCTTTACATCCTCAGCCTCAAAATCAAAATTAGACCAGAAACAATGTCTGCCGACCGTCACTGTTGGCGGCACTAAAAAGTCATAAAATGGCTTTACATTTTCGACCACCCAATTCCCTTTAAAGAAGTGCTGCAAAAATAAAATCTCCTGATAAAGTGCCATATCTGGGTAATTACGGTTTTTATGGCGGGTTGCTTTTGCCATTCTGGAATGGGTTGGGCATGGCGGGGATGACCATATAAAGTCAAAATCCCGAAAGTTTTGTTTCAGGTATTCGTGAGCATCAGCAACAATTACAGTATCACTGGGGTGCAGTCTCTGATAAACCTCAGCAATCTTTTCGTGGCTCTCTACTGCTACCACATCGCAGCCTTTCCACAGTTTGCGATTACCACCCAGCCCCGCATATAAGTTTAAAACTCTCATTAGATCCTCCAAATTAGGCTAATAATTAACATGTAAAAAAAGAGGCCCATACAGGCCCCAATTGATGAAAAAAGTATTTTGTCAAATTCTGACATATCGCTCTCCATTATCAGTAAAAATAGCAAATTGATCTGTTCTATCACTTTGGACGCGAACGGTAGGAACACCATTGTCATATGCCCGCCACATCCACTCATCCAGCTCAATACCATTATTTAAATGCTCTTTATTTGTGAGCGTCCCGTCAATGTTGATTTTATAGGCTATATACATAGTTTAAGCTCCTACAGTGCTGGGCTTATGTAACGGGCTGAATATCTTTTTCAGGGCCGTATGAACATGATCGTCGTTTGCATAGCTATAAATTGAATTAATAAGGGGAGTTCTATCTGCTTTCGGCGTAGCATAGAGCCAATCAAACATAAAACGCCTATCTGAATGCCCAGCGCCCGCGTAAATTTGAGCAAATTCTTTTAGCGGTTTATTAGACTCCAGAATGGTAGAAAGTATAAGATCATTTAATGTCTTAAAATCAGTTGGTGTGATTTTCATGGTTTAAGCTCCTAAAATTAAAAAAGTGAAGGTTACCAGGTAAAGCATGGCGGCACCAATTAAGGCACCACCCACAAAAACAACCCCACCAATGGCGGCCGCTATAAAGTTCGAACGGCGCTCTCTCTTGGCGTGTTCCTTTTGCATTCTTATATATGCTGAATTCATTCTGTCACCTCCGCTGTCAATTCATCGTGGGCAGTGGTGCAAGCGTCAAATAAAATGGCGTAGGCCAACCTTGAAACGTATTCGGAATAATCTTTCGCCTCATATCCTATCTCGTCCAGTTGATACTCGGCATTATCGCGATCACATTCGAGGCACATCATTCCCGCCTTGTATGTATAGATGACACATGAGTGACCGTCGCACACTTCGTGCATATACTCCCAAACATCTGCGCCATTTGTTTCGTGCTCTTCTTGCGCTGCAATTGCAATGTTTTTGGCTTCTTGCTCTAGCTCGTATTGGTTCTTAATCATGGTTTACTACTCCTAGTGGTTTTATTAAATAGATACAAGAAAAGGCACTCTTTCGAATGCCCTTGATTTATCTACTTTACTTTGGCAGTGATAGGTAGGTTTTAAATTCAGCTTGCCGGCTTGCAGTTAATGCCAAAAACCTAGCTTCTACCATGTTTTGCAAAGCCTCAAGCTCTTGGCTGCAACTGCCTTGATAATCGCAAACTCTATTCCAAGCTAAATGGTAGTGCTCTTCGTTTTCTTCTATCAGTGTTAACAGCGGTTCAAAATAGTGCATTGTTGTAACTCCTAGTGGGTTTATTAAATAGATTCTTCTTTGGTGTATGTTGCTTTTGAGTAACAAGATTGAGCTAATACTTCTATCGCCCACTGTTCGAGAAAATGAGGAATTCCCAACTCAACCAGCTCAATAATACACTGCGCTTGTCGCTTTATCGCAT